AAGAATTAAGAGGTTGATTAAAAGCTGTCGCATTATGAAACACACCAGACATATATTGAACATTACCAACATTCCAACTATTTATATTTTGATTAAATGCTGTGGCATTCTCAAACATAAATGCCATGTATATCACATTCGCTGTGTTCCAAGAATTAAGAGGTTGATTAAACGCAGAAACACTATTACTAGAAAACATGCTCTGCATGTTTGTAACATTACTCGTATCCCAATTATTAAGTGGTTGATTAAATGCCGTTGCACCAAAGAACATGCCACCCATTGTTGTTACATTACTGACATTCCAGTTATTAAGTGGTTGATTAAATGATGAACACTCATAAAATAAATTATTGATTAATGTTACATTACTGACATTCCAGTTATTAAGTGGTTGATTAAATGCAGAAGCACCATAAAACATATTAGACATTTCTGTAACACTACCAACATTCCAAGAATTAAGAGATTGATTAAATGATGTACAATTAAAAAATACACCATTCATTTTAGTCACATTCTCCGTATTCCATGAACATATGTTAGCCGAATTAAAAGATGTGCAATCAATGAATGCCCATGATAAGCTGGTAACAGTGCTGGGTAAATTAGTTGGAACATTTGTTAAATGTAAGGCTCCATAAAATGCAGGTTCTAAGTCGATTAATCCTAAACCATCATCCCAAGAATCAACCGATACCAAGCTAATCATTTCATTGTTATAATCCTGATCACCAAATTCAGGCATGAAACCAGTTATAGTAACCTGATATGTACCTGCCGAAGCATATTGATGTGTTTTAACTCCCTTAGTATTATATGTGCTAATATTGCCGTCACCCCAATCGACTGTTACGTTGGGAGGTGGTGCTGAAGTCCAACTTGTACCGAGAGGTATATATATTTGTGCATTACCGTTCAATGCTGTGTTAAATGTTAGTTTCATTTCACCTGAAGTTTGATTTATCCATTTAAATAATTCAATTCCATTATTAGCCGTTGATGCATAACACAATATGGAAGAAACTTTGGAAAATGTGGAATTAGTATCATTAATAACTGTTGTTGGCTTTATTACCTCTCCATAATGTTTAAATCCAGTAGGATGTATTAATTTCTTAAATATTGATTTATATTTTTGAAAATCTTGTAATGAAGATGTAACATATGAATAATTTACATAATAATTTTTACCTTGTAATTTTTTGTCGGCTGAAGAAATGATTCCATCAGATGATGCCCAATAACCTGGAGAAACTTCAATTGTTTTATATAATTCAGGTATAGCTGTAGCCTTTCCATCACCTTTAAGAGATAAATCTATTATTGGTAATGTTTTTAATCCAGAACCTGGATCAATAATAAGAATTTTCTTTATTTGACCATATGAATTACCATTATAATTAGCTGTTAAATTCTCACCATCACCCATAATAGTAGTAACTATAACATTAGCATTTGATCCATTTGCAGATTGTATAGTTACTGATGGTAATATATCTTGTCTATAATTTTCACCACCTTTCATGTGACCAGGTTCAATACCAAATTGAATTTCTGTTATACTATTACTCGATGCAGTATTAACCTTTGATACATAAGCATTAGCACCAATACCTAAACACATAGGTTTATTGATGAAAATTATTTTATCACCTACGCTATAATTTGTACCTCCATTTATTATTTTAAATTTACCTAAAGAACCATAAGTATCTATATAAACTGTGGTATTTGTTGTTGTATTTGCTGTTTGTGGTGCAATATTGATTTTGGCAGGTGTAGCATTAAAAATACTATCAGTAGATGTTATTTTTGAAATATCTACTTCAATATAACCTATTGCACCAATATTAATATAATAACCTGGAGATGAAATAGATACAAAAGTATTACTTAAATTTGAATTTGCAACATTTGGAAAATTCCAATTACTTGAAGATAAAATAGTATTTGCAGGATCAACATCCGAAATAACATTAGTAAATATAGGAAAAGTATTTGGTGTTTCTTTACCTGATTTATCGAGATATATTGTATGGGCAGAAAAATCTGTCTCTGGAATTCCTAATGCATATATTTTGCCATTTAATTCAAAACCAGCACCTCCATCCACAACATCAAAACTATCAATTGTACTATCATAAATTTCAGATACCACACAATATGGCAAAGTAGTATATAAATCACTACTTATGATAATATGAACAGGATCACCGACATTATAATTTGAACCTCCATTGGTAATTATAATACGTTTTAAAGATGAAGTAGTCAATAAAGACATATAAATCAGATTGCCATTAATATCTAAAACATCGGTACTTAATCTTTCACCTGAAATGAAGTTACCAATAATTGTTTTTTCATCTACACCTAATTTATAAACTACTTTACGATTTTCATATACTTTAGAAATATCATCTATAATAACACTAGCACCAGAATCAACTCCAGTTATTTTTCTTTGTTTAAGAATATTAAAATCAAAATTTTTATAATATATTTGAATTTCAGAATTAGCTGTAGGTGCTTGATCAAATACGATTTTTCTAGATTCTCGTCTAACAAAAAAACCAGTAGATATAACTATATTATCTATTTTTACTATTATATCATTTTCTATTTTATTATCTAATATACCATTTTCATCACTATCAGTTAAATCACCAACTTCCATTACTAAATTAAATGTTTTTGTTGTTCCATCTCCCGTATATATGGAATAAGTTTCATCTCCATCAATTCTAATAAATGTATCTTTTGTCCATTTACCATCAGATGCTCTCAATATCTCATTTTTGGGATATTTTATAGAAAGTTCTTGATTGAAAAGTAATCTGAATAAAAATTTAAATGATTTTTCAGAACCTTTGGACAAATAAAAAGGTAAAACATGTTTTATTAGAAATTCTTTATCAACAGAAACATCTTTAGGAAATAAATTTGCATATGTATTAAAAAATTCATCTTCAAATTCATCAATAGATATATCAACATCTGGCAAATCACGAATACTTTTAGATTTAGATATTAAATCATTTTTTTTATCTCCATCTTTTTTTTCTAAAAATTCATAGTATGCTTCTAAAAAAGATTGAAATAAAGGATATTCCTCTCTAATAAATTGAGGAAGTTGTTGATTTATTAATATTGATGTTTTTAAATCTGTATCCATCAAATTTTAACCAATTTTATCAATATGGAAGTTGGATCATCTATATCAACAGAAATAATTGTATTTTTATTTGAATCTACAATATTTTTTTCAGAATATGCTGTTAATCTAAGTAAAGAATCATTTGAATCTAATGAAATAATTCGTAAATCGTTTAATACTATAATACCAGTATCATAAAATATTTCACCAATATTATCACTAATAATTTGTCTACTAGCAAAATTATCAAAATATGACATTCTAAGGATACCCTTTTTATAATCTAATGCTGCTACACATACGGCACCATGTCCATTACCGCCTTCTACAGTTACTAATGCGGTTGTATAATTTGTACCAGGATTTGTTATTGTTATTTTTTCTAATTTACCATTAACTATAATAGGTTCTGCTGTTGCACCAGTGCCATCACCTGTAATTATAATTTTAGGATTTGTTGTATATCCTATTCCCGATTCAACTATTTGTATTTCTGAAATACCAGTATGAGAATCAGGAGTTTCATCTATAGTAACTTTTCTTATTATACCATCTTTATCATATACATTAAATTCGGAAGAAATTAATTTTTGTATTGCTGTACCTCTTTTCAATGGAGATGAAAAATCTATAATATAATTTTTAGAAATTCCTAATTCAGGTTCAAATCGTTTTTGTAATTTTACATTAAGTTCACATCCTTTTATAGAATTCAAATCTACCTTATTAATATTTTCCTGTAATTTGGAAGAAACAAATGATGATGAAAATTGATTTAAATATGTATTATTATACAAAACAATTGCATTTTTTATCTGATTAATTAATGAATCAGCAGATAATATAGTTTTATTAGAATTATATTGTATATTACAATCAATAATAATATAAAGATATTGGGGATCAATAATTTCTATATTTGTACCTACTATAACTTTAGGTTTTAAAATATTATTGATAATATTTTGTTTTTCTTTTTGAGAAATATAATAATTTGCTTTAGGTTTTAATGATAGATACACTTTTCCATAAGCAGGAATATATTCATCTTCACCACCCCATACAGTTACAGATTCAACACTAGGATAATTTTTCATTAAATAAGATTCATAATCTTTTGTTGTAACTAATCTATTTTGTGTAGAAAATTGTGTTACAGATGATAATTTAATATTATCAACTGATTCTCTATCTGAACCACCAATTGCATCATAAATCGGATTAACAATAAAATCATTAGTAGTATAACCAGATGAATCAGTTAATGATGATAAAGCTATATAATTATTTGCCTTATTAGAATTTGGACCATCAGAAATAATATATGAAACTATTATTTGTTCACCATCAGTTAAACTCTTTCCTATATTATCTTTACCGAAATATATTTGATAAATTCCAGATTTACCTTCCTGTAAAAAATAAACCTTTGATTCTGCATCAACATCCAATACTTCAGTTACATTTTCATAAACATTAGTAGGAGTTCTAACTTTTAATGTCCTAGTATCAATGTTTGTATCAGGTAAATCAAATATCTGTTTTAAATTTGTACTTGAATCATATATAAAATTGTATGTTTGATATGTACCACCATAAATACTTAAATTATCAAAGAAAAAACTTGTGTTAGATTTAGTTACAGTTGCATCTTCCAAAACAACAAAATTATATGATTTACTATCTATTAAATTAGATTTGAATGTATAACCAGCAGGTATAGTCAAAGTTGTTGTATTACTATTATTAGTATTAGCAATAAAATTAATTTGTGCAACAGGACATGTAACTGAATATGGAATATATCCTAATGTTTTAGCATGTGATACCACAGAATCACGCAATAATGCAGTATCCATAAATGATTCATTAGCAACCATATTCAAATAAAATGCATTATAATGTGTATTATATGCTAAAATATCCAATAATATAGAGAGATTAGAACCTTCAAAATCATAATCAGCAAATGTGTCTTGCTGTTTCAAAAAAGTCTTTAAATTTTGCTTAATCGCATCAAAATCTAGTTCTGTTATACGAAGCTGATTAGCCATTTATTTTATTCCAATTTGAATTTTTTATCTCACTCTTTCCAAAAAGAATGATATGGTTATAGGATTTGATATACTTTTTACATAAAAACTTATAGTTATATTGTATCCATTATCATCAGGCGCTGGAGATACCAATACATTTGTGATATTAACCCTTGGTTCAAAATTATTTATTGTATCTATAATTTCCTGTTGAATCTGAATACCTGTAATATCATCAATATTCTCAAATAGTAATTTCTTTACATTACATCCAATCGAAGGATTAAAAAGCCTTTCATAATAATTTATAAGAACTAAATTCTTAATAGAATTAATTACAGACTTTTCATCCTTTAATACATTTATATCTTTTCGTATGGGATGCCTTACAAAATTTAAATCAAAATCACTATACATCCTCTTACTGTTTATTGTAATATTTGCCATTTAGTATTTATATACTTTTTTTAATCTCCAACAAAAACATCAGGTGAACCTCCATTTGTTTGTGGAAAACAATGTGCACCACCCAGCCATGGACATAATGCATCGGGATACGAACCATCTGGAGAATGATTTACTACTAATTTACCATTAATATACACATTATTGCATGATGCTATCAGATTACCTCCTCCATGAGTATTCGGATCACCATTAACAGATACCAATAATCCATTAGCAAAAACACTAGATTGACCAACTACAATCGTTGATGCACCACATGTTCTACCATCAGTATTTCTATGAATTGCTGGCATTTTATGTAATTGTTTGTCTACGAACTAATCTAACATAGCTAGTATTATTTGGCGCTGATGTAGCGGAGGCGCCGGTAGTTGGATTAGCATAATACATAAGGGATGATGTGCTAACTGAACTAGACCAATGATTTGCATTTCTTAATGCTTCACCAGATGGAATAGCACTAGTGCCTATTAAATGTCTGTTATACATAAAAGTAGCCATTTCGCCCTCTGCTGGTATAAACCAATCATTATAGCCACCTAAATTACTAGCATTAGCACTATTACAAAATTGTTGTATTGCAGAATTTGCTGCTACCGCAGCCCAAGAATTAACATTTAATAAACCAATACGTCGATTATTTGCTCCTGTAGGTGCTCCAGTTCCCGAAGTATGTGCTTGTAGTGCTGTTGAAGATTCACCTCCAGATTTTGGTGATAATATCAATGCATATTTAGTATGAACATAAGACGGTTGGGCAAAATAAGCATTTCCTGTAGAATTTGCCCAATCATAACACCATCCCAAATATGTTCCACCATATATCTGCGTTCCTAAAGCAATACTTGTTGATGTATTAAATGTAGATTCCCATGTGGTAAATGCCATTGATGTAATTATAACTGAAATTGTTAATTGTGCACCAACTGGAACAATAATTGTTGATATAACATCACGTGAAGTCATAAAATAATAAGTATTTACACCTGAAGCACATACCAATCCAACTTCATTTACAAGTATTGTACCACTAGAATTATTATTCCAAACTCTAGTCATAGTACATGACCATGTTTGTGTACTTGCATTATATACAGGTTGACTAGCTGCCCTTGACATAGGTTGATATAAAAGTTGTCCTGAACCACTTCCACTATAAATTAGTCCATGCAAATTAAAATCTTCGGGATGAAAGGGTTCAGAAGAAGTTCCTATTAATATACCAAAATTATTAACACCTGATTGCGTTTCACTATAGCCACATGGCGTACTAAAAGCGTTCATATACCATATAGGACCATTACCAGAAGTATCTATAACTTCGGTTCCATTAGTATTTCTTAAAGCTAAAATTCCTTTTCTAAAATTTGTGTTGTGACCATCTGATATTGTAGCAGCAGCAGAACTAGAACACATACTGGCAGTAGCAAACATATTATATGCATTCCTTGTCCAAGAATGTCCTTGTTCATATCTATCTTCCAATACTTTTCCATCTTTATCAACAACCTTAACAGCAACATGAAGATCAGGCATATGTGGTATACCCAATTGAATTCCTAATTGTCTACGGCGTTGTATTTCTTTATCAGATTCGCTTTGATATGTAAATGGTGCAGTCATAATTTTATCCTCATTTAAATTGTTG